TACGACGTCGAATGCTCAAAAGCTGAAAGCGCGCTACGCCGAGATCGATAAGCAGGTCGAGTCCGCAAGTCGCCGAGGCCAGGCGTATACAGATGCTCAAATCAAGCAGCTGAAAGACGCGGCAGCAGAGCAGTATAAGGACAAAAAGCCGGAGGCGCCCAAAGTGCCAAAGGCGTACACCGAAGACGCCGGGCTCAAGATGCTGGATGCAGCACGTCAAACCAATGCCGTGCTGCTTCAGCAGAATGCCTCGATCAACGGCCAGGGGATCGCCACTGAGAAGCTCGGCACCCAGGCTCAGGCGCTGGTCAAGTGGGAGCAGCAGCTTGCTGATATCAAGGGCAAGCAGACCCTGACCGCCGACCAGAAGTCGCTACTGGCAAGCCAGGACCTGATCACCGCGCAGCTGAAGAAGAATGCCGGACTTGAGCGCGAAGCGGAGATCAGCAAAAGCATTCAGCAGGCGCAGAAGGATCAGGTGCAACTGCTCACGCTCACCGGGCAGCTCCGAGAAGCCAACAGCCTCAAGTCGTCTTTGGATGATGCCGCGCAGTTAGCCGAGTACGAGCGCCAAGGGAACGTAGAGGCCGCCAAGCGCCTGGAAACACTAATCAAGATCCGCGACATTAACCTCAGCGCCGCGCAGAAGCCTGGGACGGTCGAAGGCGTTAGCAAGGCGCCAACCACTACCGGACTTGATGCGTCTATAGGCGGTGCCTACAGCGAGATTGACCGGCTGAATACGCAGCAAGCCGCGCTCGACGCGTGGCGGGCGACTGAGCTGGAGAAGCAGAAAGCCTACTTGGACCTCAAGGCGATCAACGAGCAGACCTACGCCGAGCGTGTCGCCAACATCGACAAGCAGGCGCAGGCAGGGCGTGAGCAGATCGAAAAAGCGAAAAACAGCGCGATCATGAGCGCAAGCTCAGACTTTTTCGGGAATATGGCCGTGCTTAGCCAGTCCGGTAATAGTCGCCTTGCGGCTATCGGCAAGGCCGCTGCCATCGCTCAAACGACGATCAGCACCTACAAGTCGGCAACCGATTCGTATGCCGCGCTCGCGGCAATCCCAGTCATAGGCCCGGCACTTGGCTTCGCAGCTGCTGGCGCAGCGATCACGGCTGGCCTGGCCAACGTCGCTGCAATCACTGGGATCGGATTCTCCAGTGGCGGCTATACCGGCGCCGGCGGCGTGAACGATCCAGCGGGCACCGTCCACAAGGGTGAGATCGTCTGGTCGCAATCCGACATTCGCAAGTTTGGCGGCGTGGCCACGGTTGAAGCGCTGCGCAATGGCAACGTTTCAGCAGGGCGCTCGATATCCAACGGCAGCAGTTCGTCGACGGCAAACAGCGACACCAAAGCGGCAGCGCCTGGCGGTGTCATCGTCAATCTGCATGAGGATGCCAGCCGCGCCGGGCAAGTTCAGAACAGCACCGGTCCGGACGGTAAGCAATTCATGGAGGTATTCGTCTCTAACATCCGTTCGCAGAGCGTCGCAGCAAAGACCCTTGAGCAAACTTATGGACTGAAGAGGGTCGGGCGATGACGGCATTAGAAACGCTGTACGCCTCTGGGGGGAAGGCCGTCATCATCCCAACGCTTGAGCTGTTCTGCACACCCTGGGCAGCGCCGATCTACATTTGCCAAGGGTTCGAGGACATCACGGCCAAAACAGAGGCCGGAGTGACTGCGAGTTTCACCGCCGCTGGGCTCGCCGCTGCGCTTCCCAAGCGAGACAACAGCGGCAACCAGACACTTACTTTCGCCATCGATAACGTGACCGGTGAAGCGCAGCAGCTGATCGATCAGGCGCTGGAAGCACGGGCAAAAATCGGGCTGGTGTTACGGATCTTTCTTTCTACGGACCTCACTACACCAGCTGATCGGCCGTATCGAATGAATGTGCTCAATGGGTTCATGGAGGGGCCGAGTGTCCAGCTCAACGCTGGCTACTTCGACTTGATCAATCTCGGCTGGCCTCGACGCAAATACGACCTGTCCTTCGCTCCCTGCCTTCGGTACATCTAAATGTTCGAGAAATACCTGAATGCCACCTACGAGGACGGAGGGCGCGGTCCTGCGCGATTGGATTGCTGGGGTCTGGCTCGGCTCGTTCGACACGAGGTTTACGGCCTGCCACTGCTGCCGAGCTGGGGCTATGTGCGCAACACCATGCCGAGGGATTTCACCAAGGCAGCCAATGACGTCGTCGGTGCTATGGAGCGATGCGAGGCGGAGCTCGGTGCGATTGCCTGCATATGGCGGGGACAGCTCTGTACTCATGTCGCGGTGATCGTCGATGTGGACGGCCGGCTTCACGGAATGGAAATGAAGCCGGCCGGCGCCACCATCAAGCCCTTACGAAAATTCCAAGACCAATATCTGAAAGTGAGTTATCACCGTGATCGAACTCTACCCGAGCAAGCTGGAAGGGCAGCCGCTGGAGCGCCATAAGACTGATCGCGTGATGACGATTGAGGGCTGGCTGATCGCCAATGTGCCGAGTTACCAGGTGCGTGAATCACCACCGATCAGCATTGAGTTAAACGGCTTACTCATCGACCCGGCCAAGTGGCGTGAGGTCGAGTTCGGTCCGGCTGACACTGTTCGGATCTACCCGGAGCCAAAAGGTACTGGCCTTGAGGCCGCGGCGTGGGCGGTTGTCGCGGCGGTCGTCGCTGCTGGCGTGATCATGCTCACACAGAAGCCCTTGATGGCGCTGAACACCGCGACCAGCCCTACAGGCAAGGGCTTGGGATTGGCGAAAACAACGGCCAATCAGGTCAAATTGGGCGATGTTATTCGTGAGTGTGCCGGCGAGAATGAAATTTTCCCGGACTACCTCACACCGACACGCAGATACTTCGGGAGTGATCCCAAAGTGCAGTGGGTTGAAATGCTGCTGTGCATTGGCGTGGGCGAGTTCGATATTCAGCCCGGTCAAGTGCGCATCGGCGGTACTCCGATCGCTTCGCTGGGTAGCACAGCCAGGTACACCATTTATGGTCCAGGTGAGTCGCTAGCTGCCGAGCCAGCACGGTTGTGGTGGCACAACTCCGACGAGGTTGGTTCGACGGCCACCGGCAGCGCCGGGCTGACGCTCACAACCACCACCAACATTGACCAACAGCTAACCGCCTCAACCGTGCAGTTCAGTGAGTACGTGATATCCGTTCCGGTCTCGGCTGGATGGTTTCCAATCGGCTGGAACGCGGGTTTGATTGCGCGCATCGAGGTCCTTTATCCCTACATTTTCACCGCGCCGGTTGACGGCAGCGCCACGGTGATCAGCGGCGAACATGTGGCGATGCTGGGCGTCTTTGAGGGGATGAAAATAGAGATGACCGGTGCCAATGCGGGTGATTATGTTGTGGCCAGTTATACGCCGGAGGTTCCAGGAACACCCGGGGTGACCGGCACCTCCTCAGTGGTCACCGGCAATTCGGCGCCTTTACGGTATGACTTTGACGTCACGCCGCTGACCTTCTCGGTTGGGCTTGGCGTCAGTACGTACACGCTCACGCTGACCACGGCGACTGCCAATCTTTCAGGGCTGGTATCGGCCATCAATGCACAGCTCACGGGTACCAATCTGATCGCAGGTGCCTCCGGTTCAGTGCTGCGCATATCGGAGAAGTTAGCGCCGTTCGGCGGTCAACCCATTGTGTTGACTGGATCGACGACGACGCTGTTCGGATCGGCTCCGAACTTTGTCACGGGCATCCAGACGGTCGCAGCGGCACCGTACATTCCTGCAAGCATGACCCTGGCCTATGACGGTGGAGCCCCGGCCATAGGCCTGCAAACCGGAACGCTGTGGTCGTGCATTGGTTATCGTGAATTGCGGTACCGGATCAGCTCCGTGGCAGATGACGAGGTAGAAGAGGAACACGGCCCTTCATCGGTCACCGTGATACGCCTGACCGACACTGGCGTTGAGGATGAGCTCTGGAGCGGCTTTGATGACATCGAGATCAACACCTCACGCATTGTCCTTGATGACTCGACAAGAGAAGGTGATTGGGCCGGTCCCATTGCCGTATGCCCGCCAGGCGAAACGATCCGGCGCTTTGAATTCGATTTCTTCTTTCCTCAGGGCCTGGTCCGGTACACCGAAAAGAACGGCAACATCCGCTCGCACTGGGCGAAGGTCGAGGTTCAATACCGTGACATTGCCACCGCCGGACCCTGGACGAGCCACACCTTCACTTATGAGGCGATGAGCCCGGACCAGCAGGGCTACACGGACTGGATAACGATCCCGGCCTACATGCGCCCGGAAGTCCGAGTGCGGCGTATCGGTGCCGAGTCGTCGGAAAACTTCAAGTTCAACCGGGTGCAGTGGTATGGCCTACGCGGCCGCATCGACAAAGCACCGACTCGGTACGACGGATGCACAGTGATGGCGCTCTATGTGCGTGGCGGCGACAAGCTGTCCGCGCAATCCCAGAGTCAGGTGTCGGTAGTCGCGACGCGCAAGCTCCCGGTGTTGGTGAATGGTACCTGGAGTGAGCCAACGGCAACGCGCGATATCGTGCCCTGGGTGAACTACGTGATGAAGTCGGTTGGCGGTACCGAGGATGATATGGACGTCGATGAGCTGGCCCGCTATGGCGCGCTTTGGTCATCCCGCGGCGACTACTTCGATTACAAGGTGGAGGACGATAGCACCGTCAAGGAGTGCTTGAACGATGCGCTGCTTGCGGGCTTTGCTGAGTTCACGCTGGAGCGCGGTCGTGTCACTCCGGTCAGGGACGAACCGCGCTCGGTCTTTGAGCATATGTACACCCCGCAGAACATGACCACTGATCTCAAGCGCAACTTCACGCTGCCGGCCCCGGATGATTATGACGGGGTCGAGGTTAAGTACGTTGACCGAGTTACTCGCGTCGAGGAAATCGTCGACTGCAGTCTGCCTGGCGATGCCAAGCAAACCGTACAGACGATCACGTTGAAAGGCGTGACAAGCCGGGACAAGGCTTGGCGTATTGGCCGCCGGCGCCGTCGCATGCAGGTATACCAGAACAAAAGCTACAGCTGGAGTACTGAACTAGATGCACTGAACAGCGGCTACCTGAGCTACTGCGCGGTAGCCGATGACATCCCGGGCTATGGCCAAAGCGCGATTCTCGTGGGTATGACTGCCGGCAATGGTCGGGTGTTGTTGGAAAGCTCCGAGCCGCTCACCTGGAACTCTGGCGCTTCCCATGTGGTCGGCTTGCGCCGTCCTGACGGCACAGTCAGCGGACCATGGCCTGCCACCCAGGTCGATGACTTCCGATTGACAGTGCCTGCTCTCGACTTCGAGCCTGATGTGTCCTGGGACA